AATCAGTTTAATTTTCAATCAGGGACTACCATTATAGTAGCGCCATTTGGAAATGTACAATTTATTAGTGGGAAAATATTTAAATTTGTTTGTTATTATACTGTTGAAACACCCGCAATAAATAATACAACTGTATCATTAAATGTAGGAGGCGTTCCCGTTCTATCTTTTAATGATCAAATACAAGCACTTAATCAATCAATATTACGAAATGCAACGTTTTTATATACGTGTCCTAATAATACACTAACAAATTGTAATATTTCAGTAAAATCAACGAATGGCGTTGCATTATCTACTACAGGTACTGATTATTATACGTATTGGGTTAATTATCCTTTATCTTATACACAACCTAATGTTATGAGATTATTAGCTAAAGGAGATACTACAAATACGCCCGCTAGTTCAGCTTATAGTATAACACTAATTCCCAATTTTTCTGTACAATATACAAATGGGCATAAAATATTTCTTAATGTAAATTATAACTGTCAAGTAAATGCCCAACAATATTTATATTGTAATTTATTGATTGATAACCAAAATGAAACAAATATAACAACACAGATAACACCGAATAGCGTTTCATTTCAACAAAATTTTACTTGGAGCGGAACATGCGCAGATAGTAATACACATCTATTTAAAATAATGCTTTTTGGAACATTTGGTGGAGAAGTTATATTAACGACTAGTAATTCTTATAGTTATGAAGTTTATGATATTGCAACTTAGTTAGTATATTGGAAAAATGGGTGGAAAAATATTTTTTGTATGAGATTTATATGATTTTTAGGCGTTTTTTTATAGTTTTCAGTTAGTATATTGGAATGCCATTTGAATATATCGATATATTCAAAAAAAAACATTGATATACCAAAACGAATAAATCATATAAATACGATAAAAAAGTAAAAAACTACACTCAAAACGAATATACTAATCATTAATTGGTATATTAGACATTTAAATTACTGCGCATATATTCAGAATTTGTGGTGGAAGAATGCAAAAATCTCTCTGCGAATGCATCTTTTTCATTTTTTGATGCTAAAGGATGCTTTAAATAAAAATCAGTAGTTATTATCTGTCTAGCTAAATCAATTCCGATTGGTTTTCCTAATACATTCTTATTGGCTGTCTCTAATAAATGAGCGAAATTTTGATGCGAATATTGGACACCGTCTCTAGTAAATAGAAAGTCTCCTGGCTTTTTATTAAATCTTTTTAAATAATCTGTTAATAATAATTTTAAATTATCACTAATTCCAAAAGATTTCGTCCCAAAAGTTGCCTGGGTTTTATAAGATTTCATTATAATCTTTATTGGGATATTATCTTTATCTACAACCAAATAATTATATTCTTTTGGAAGCTGTTTTTTGCTACGTGCTACTGATACTATACGCATATTTGGCAAGTCATTACGTAATATTAAATTACTAGTATTACCAAAGTAAAAACAAACTAATAACGCGTCTAGTAAATCCTTATTAGATACAATTTTAAAATTTAGTAATCGTGCTTTAATATCATCTAACGGCATTGATTTTTCAACATTAGAATCTGATGCGCGATTATCATTTCTAGATTGCATTTGTTCCTTTTTATATTTGTTCATTGCTTGAAGATATTCATCATTAATTTTCTTATTAATATTTTTTGTACTTAAATATTTTATAATTGCGCTGATATAATCTTTTTTGCTTTTTAAATTAGAATGATCTAATTTAATAATAACATTTTGAGGACTATTTAAAAATTCGTCATCAGTGAATGAGTGATTAGTACAAAGAATAGATAATCTATTTAACTTTGCTATATAACTTTTTTTAGTTGCATCACTTAGTCGATTTCCTTTTTTTGTTGTTAATCTTGAAAAAATATTATCTAAATTTTCTAATGCTTGAGAGTCATTAGTGTATTCAACTACTTTGCCGCCAGATAATCTTAATTTTGTACTCATTAATATTATTTTAATCAATATACTTGTAATATACTTGTAATATACTTAGAAAAAAATATTTATATAAAATAATATAATAAATAAAAATGGAAAAATTTTACTTAATGAAAAGTACTATTCCAACTAAAAAATATACAGTGTTTTTTACAGATGAAAACGGAAAAATGAAAAAAATATCATTTGGTGCTATAAAACCAGATGGAACGCCATACACTGATTATACTACAAATAAAAATCCAATAAAAAGAATAAAATATATTACATCACACTCAAAAATGGGCGAGGATTGGACTAAAAATGGGCGTTATACGCGCGGTTTCTGGTCTCGGTGGTTGCTTTGGGAACATCCTAATATAAAAGATGCAATAAAAGCAATGGAAAATAGATTTAATATTAAGATAAATTTTTTATAAAAACTTAATTATTTTAATTTAATCTAACCATGTTATTGAATGTTGTAAGTTTAGTTTATAACAATAATACACACAATCAAAATTGCATTTATTTTGTTGCTCTTCATTACCATCTATTAATTTATTAAATTGTATTCTTTTTCTAGGTATTATAAATTGAAATTCATTATCATTTTTAAAACAATCTCTGAAATAACTAGTTGTTAATTTAGAAATAGGCATAATCAAAATAAATGGTTTCTCTAGCTCTTTTAATCTTTTTAAAACTTCCTTTGCTTTAGAAAAGGGCGGATTTGATACAACAAGATCGCCTAGATTGTTTTCAAAGAAATCTATTTTTTCGTGTATAACATTATAGCCTAATTCTTTCAAATATTTTCCACTTGATCCATCACCATAGAAGCTCTCCCAGATAACTTTATTTTTAGGTATTAAATGGTCAATACTTTCCCACGCGCTTTTAGGGGTCATATAATCATCATGAACAATAAAAGTCTTAGTATGAAAACCTGCCATTTTATAATTTATATTTATTTAGATTATTATTTAAATTTTAGATTCTTTTATTGTAATTGTAAATAATTTATTTATATATTTTTTTTGTTTTTTACCTGTATAATTTTTATCAACAATGACCTCATATTCATTTAATCTATAAATAACTTGTTCAAATTTATATTTTATATCTGGAGTAAGTTTTTTTAATAACTTTGAAACTTTCATAATCATTATTAGAGTGTCTCTGTGGTCGTGTAGGTAGTTTTTATTAACTATTATAGAATAGATGTTCATTTTATATTATATATTAAAAAGAAAAAAAATTTAATTAGAAATAACTATATTTATTCAAAAAATAAATCCATCTTTTGGGGACGGACTGAATGGCGTTTCATCAATGCACCACCACGACCGAGATAAGATGCCGCCTGTTTTGCAACATCAGCAATTGCTTCTGGGTGTTGGGCTAAATATTCAGCGCCCTTGGATGCAGCTTTTTTTACACCACTTTTTAGATTCTCAAATTGTTTTTTAAACCAATCACCAATACCACCACCGTTTAAGAAAAGATTATCGAACTTTTGTGAATTATATACATCTAGAGCAATCGGGGGGAGTTCTTTACTTTCTTGTAAAAGTTGAGGAGATACAGAAAGCAAATAGTTGCGATATTCAGACCCGATACGTTCGAGAACTGCATTATTAATTCCTACAATATAAAGAGTACAATTTGCGTAGTTAGTATTCGTATTATTCTTGAAAATAGCATTTTGAACTTGGAGAACAAAGCGACCAGCAGAGCCATTTGTTTGATTTGGGCGTAATGCGAAATCAAGAGCAGGGTCAAAAACAGCAACACTACCACAGCCAAAAAGAGCCGGAGCAGCGACAGCAGCGACGGAAGCTTGATTTAGGCATTGTTGATTAAAGCAGGCACGAGGCATTGTTAAACCGTTGCGGGTAGAAACATCATACAATTGATTTGTATTAGCTTGGCTTAATACTGGAAGACCATTATCCCACTGTAGAGATATATTCTGAATAAGTAAATATTTGTCAGTAGATGAAACAGTACGGGCACTATCAGAAAGACGCGCATATACTAGAACCTTCTGCGGAATATTGGTAAAATTGGCCACCTGCGATGATGTTTGTATAGTTGCACCAGCAGCACAGGCGCCAATATCAATTGAACTAACATTATAATCATTATAATGATATACGCTTTGTTTAGGAAGTCTAGCAATAGTCATATCAGACGGGACTAAATATATACAGTTGAGAGTAGCAGTAGTACCTAGAGACACAGTAGCATTATTAAGAGTGAGACCAGCCGGCACGACGTATGAAAACATGTTCGACCATAGGTCATTAACGTAGCTAATTTGGATTAACTCACCATTAATCGCATAAAGAGCCTCACTATTTTTATCTCCAATGTTATTAAAAGGTGAAATAAGCGGTTCATAGATTTGCATAGTAATAACAACAGAACTAGTAGCATTGGCAGCAATACTATTGCCAGAAACAGTGTAATTTAATGAGCGAGGCTTGAAAATTCCATTTCCTTGAATACTTGAGGTATAAGAACCAATCGGGGATAGATTAGTTCCAGTTGCATTGGCATAACTATCAGTTAAATCAGGTTGGGTATTGTCATAGAAATTGCAATTTTCAGGATGCATATTTACACGCGCAATAGCATCTAAAATTTGGCTAGTATTAAGAACGTATGCGGCTTGGTTGATTTTGTGATTTACGCTTGAGATAGCCCGATTATAAGGAAATTGACGAGGCCCGAAATTATCTACATTAATAGCACTTAATGCACCTCCAGTAGTATTGGTCATAGAAAGAGTAGCAGTAATGGTCATAGAAACGTTAAGACGGCTATCACGGGCAGTGTATTGACTAATATTGTTTAAACTCCAATTAGTACCTTGATTAGAATGACTAGAGCTAACTAGAGGAACGTAGCTAACTTGAGCTGCTCCCTCCTCAAGAGCATATAGTACCTCATTATTAGAATGAGCCCCAAGGCGGGTATCTGTAATACGAGCAGAATGAACAATTGACATTTTATATATTTATCTTTTATAATTTATACAAATAAAATAATTTAAAAAAAATAATTATAATAAAAATTTTGAAAAAGCAGTTTTTTTAATAAACATTAATTTAAAACTTGCATTTAATCCTTTTGCTAGTTGTAGAGGATAAGTATTTCCTAGTTGGTCTGTCCAATATACACGTAATGAAACCGCATATAATGGGGTTCTATCTTTAAACTCAAATACACGATATAAGCTTGGCGCATTATATATAAAAATCTTACTAACAATTCCGGCTTCATTTGGGCCGCTTAAATCTGGTATATAATCAGTTAGTACTGATTGATAGTTAATATTTTGAATTGCGCTAGGATTATTTACGTAGTCTAATTCACTAATAACATTCATATTAGTAGTTATTACGATTCGTTTTAGTTGTGATAAGTATCCTAATGCGACGAACTCTTGTGAAAGAACATTATATAATACACTATTTAGAGTTTGATGATTTAAAGTATTTCTATTTTTAATAGTAAATAAACAGTCAGCGCCATTTGATGAGCCTATTGTTTGTTCATTCCATTGAAAACCATTGAAATTTTGACTACTAATACTATTAAAGTATATAAAAACTGGTGTTGCTACAGTATTTTCAAAAAATGCCACATCAGTATATAATGAAATTAATTGCGTAGTAGAATTATAATTAAAAAATGGCGTTGCGCAACTAGCTAGAGCGCCGTCAGTTTTGCTTTGTAAATCTACAAATGCTGTTGAAAGCGCTGTATTCATAATATCAATCCAAACTCCGTAATTATAGATAAAATAATAAGGTCCGAATGTTTGTGTTGGTGTTGGATAGGGTGGAATATCTGTATCAATAACTTGTGGTATATAAGTATAATTAACTTGATTACTAAAAATACCGTTATATTCTAGAGTAAAAGTATATACTCCTCTATTAATGTCAGTAGGATTTACTATTGGTGTTTCTGTTATAAATTGAATTACTGGAACTGTAAATGTTGGTACCTCCATACGAATAATAGAACCGTACCACTCAGACGGATTTTCTAGAACTGGTTGCGTGTTTTGTGCCGTAATATCTGTATTTATTGGATAACTAAATTGTCCTTTCGAAAGTCCAGAGACTTTTGCATCGGTATTGTCTATAGAAATATTATAATATAAAACATCAGGCATTTTTTTTGGTTATTTTATATTATAACTATATATTTTTTTCTAATTTATTTAAACAATAACTAGATACAAATTCGTCTGGATCTTGAATCTTATAGTCTTTGAATGCATCTATATATTCGTTATCTGTTAAATGATAATTAATAAGTCTATGAGATACAAAACAACCACACGTTTGAGTACCTTTTTTTTGTAAGCATTTATCATTATAATAAACATCATAATTAGATAATATTATTTTTAGTCTATTTCTTTGTTGGTTATATTCTTCACGTTGTCTAGGTGTTAAATTATCTATTTCTGTATCTGGTAATTTTCCGTAGCTATCAAAAAATTGAATTCCTTGATTATTTAGAAATAAACAAACCCAATGTCCAGATTGTTTTGAGTTTAATAGATATAAAATAATAATTTTTTTATAATTTCCGAATAGTTCTGTTGGAGTAAAGACATCATTTAATTGTGCATAACTTATTAATTTTGCATCTGGATTTAATTGTAGCATCTCAAAACCAGATAATGGATAATATAGTTTGTTTTCTTCATTCATTTTATATTATACTAATAAAATATATTTATCCGCAATAACACATTTAGGAATATTTTTTTTAATACACACAAAATTAGATTTTAATGAGTTAATCATAGTTATTGTTTTTTTATTTAAATTTAGTTTTTTTTCTAAAAAATAATTATAAGCATCTTTTCCGGCGCGTTTTGGAAATATTACAGCGTGTGTAGCTTCAAATAATAAATTCCTTGTATGAATATAATCTGCGGGCTGGTGATGACTATATGCGGCATAAATACCAAATGAACGTCCATTTCTTAATACTTCATTAAGTAATCTTTCAATTTCTTTTGTAATTTTTCTAGTTGGAAAATCTTCAATATCGTCCCAAACTGTTAGAGTCGGTTTTGATTGTGCAGACATTTCAGAAAGTGTATAAGGATTTGTTAGAATATCTTCATTAATTCTAACACGTTCAATAAATGGCATTGAATCAATATTTTTATCTTCTGTTTTTGATGAAAAAAATAATATTTTTGATTTTGGATATTTTTTATGAAATTCATTAATTAATCTAATTAAAAAACTAGTTTTCCCACAACCTGATTCACCACTAATAAACCATCTATTTGTCATATTTTCACGCTTAAAATCAGTTATAGCAGGAAAAAAACTATCTTCATCTGTGTTTAATCTAATTTTTGTTAGTGCTTTTTCGTCTTCCCTTAAGTCTTCAGTATCTATATAACTTATAGTATCTTTGATTTTTCCTTTAGAGTATAAATTTGCAACTGGTATAGAGTTATCTGTAGTATCGAAAATTAATGACATTTTATTATTATTAATATTATAATATATATTTTAGATAGAAAAAAATAAAAAAATAAAAGTATATTGAATTATAATAATAGTTGTAAATTAGAGTAGTGCGAGACCTAAAGGCGCTACTTTTTTAGCAATGTTCCACACATCACCCCAACCAAAACCACCACGCATTCTAGCATGCATTGCTTGTGCTTTGCGAGGACGCCCAACACGACGATGACGAGCACCTCCAGCCATCATTTCGTACTCAGCAGGCATAGCTTCATAATAACCACCGCGAGGCATTGTCATCGATGCCTTTTTTTTAGCAGGTGCTTTGCGCTTTGCTTGTGCTTTACGAGGACGACCAACACGACGGCGACGAGCGCCCCCAGCCATCATTTCCATTGATTCCATGTCATTACCGTATCCGTGAGCTTCTAAAAGATTACTAATTTGATGACGAAATTTAGCAGTTTGTTCAGATGCAGGAATTCTATTAATACGTTTAATTAAGTTAAAACTAGGATTATAAGGTTCATTTACCTCATATTCAGGATATTTAATTGCTTTGTGTCGGGCTGTTGGTGGTTTTACGTGTTTAACTGGTAAATTAGCCATTTCAACGTGTTCGGAACTAGGTAATGCTAGCATAGTACTTTTACGAGCACCAGTACTAGCACGAGGACGAGCACGAGGACGAGCACCAGAACTAGCACGAGAACGAGATCGAGCTTTTTCGAGTTTAACTTGATGTAATTCTTGCTTTATTTCTTCTTTTGTTAGTCCGCTTGCTTTTAGTTGAGCACGTAGAGCAGCAGTTTCAGCGCGACCTTTAGCCATTTTTGCCTTTTGAGCATCAGATAGTATTTCTCCTACTCGATGAGCACCCTGTTTTCCAGCGCCGCCCATAGCATAACCGCCTAAAGAATAACCACCTAATGAATAACCGCCACGGCGTAGAGGATTGCTATATTCTTCAAATTCTAAAAATGACATTTAATATAAGTTTTTATTTATAATTTATAATAATATTTTAATTTATCTTAATTTTCTAAATAAATAATAATATATTAATTTAATTTAATTTTCTAAATAAATAATAATATATTTTATAATGCCTTATAGTATTAAAAAATATAAAAATGGTTATCGGTTAGTATTATTAAGTAATCCTAATTACTATTTTAGTAAAAAACCAATGACGAAACAACAAGTATTAGCACAGATGCGGGCAATAGAAATAAATAAACACTTAAGCGGATCAGGGTTATTTGATTATATTAAAAATGTATTTTATGCTAATAAATCACCACAATTAGATAATGCAGTTAAAAAATATAGTAAATTTAATATAACTAAAATGAAAATATATAGAGTTCCTATATTATCTGTTTTTAAAAAATTTCTTAGTGTAGTATCACTAGGAAAGTTTGATGAATATAAGAAAAAATATGACGATATATACCATTTATATTGTGTATTAGAATTAGTAAATCCAGAAACAAATCAAACTATTTATTTAGAAACAGAAAAACAACCAAATATATTATTTAAAGAGCGTAGTAGTTTAGAAGATGCAAAAGGAGAGAGCCTTTTATTAACACTTAAAATGCCCGTAAATTTTGGTCAGATGGTTGATAAGTTAAAATCACTAACAGGACAAGAACTATATAAGTATTCAAACCCTTATAATAATTGTCAAGTATATATATTAAATATAGTTCGTAGTATTTATAATATTAATAATGATATAATAGAAAAACCAATAACAGATTTTGTTTTGCAAGATGTAGAGGATATATTAACTGGTACAACTAGAAACGTAAGCAATTATTTTACAAGTATTGCGCATTTTGCGGGTCGTTTGATTGGTAGAGGTAATAATGAGTATTATTGTTAATTTTTATTATTTTATATTTTATTATTATTTTATATTTTAATTTAAAAATTAGTGTAAAAGTTATATATAGTAGATTAAGTAGTATATAATAAAAATAAAAATAAATAAATAGTAATGTAAAAATATATAAAAGTAGATTGAGTAGCATATATAAATGATATAAGAAAATATAGAGAAAAAAGAGAATAAGTGAAGAAATATAAAAAGTAGATTGAGTAGATTAGTTTTAGAAAAGTATGAAAATAGGGTTTTTACACTCAAGAAATTTGAAAAAAAATATAATAGTAATAGAGTATAGTAAAATAGTATTTTCGTACTTTCTTAAAACTAGACTACCTAACCACCTTTTAATGTTTTTCAACCTATTTTAAAAGTATTATTTTAGTATTTTAGTAAATTGGTAATTTTGCTAGTTTTAAAATTTATATCTACCTAACCACCTTTTATAATTACCTAACCCCCCTTTTTAAAATTACTATATAATTTTTATATCTACCTAGCCACCTTTTCAATTTATTTAATCTACTTTTATTTATTATATTATATTATTATATTATTATAATAATTATTATATTTTATATTAAATATTAGTTTTAAGTGTATAAATATAAAAAGTAGATTAAGTAGATTAGTTTTAAGAAAGTATAAAAATAACAAATTTATACTCAAAGAATTTGAAAAAAATAAAATAGTATATATAGTATAATAAAATAGTAATTTTAGATTATATATAAACTAGACTACCTAACCACCTCTTACACATTTTAAACCCATTTTTAAAAATTGGATTATTATTTTTATATTATTTTTATATCTACCTAATCTACTTTTTAAGATTTTACAATACAATATTATTATTTAATTAAAAATAAAATTATTTATTTTTCTAGATAGTTATTTATTTTTCTAGATAGTTATTTATTTTTCTAGATAGTTTAAATTATTAGTGTCTGTAATAATTGCATTTTTAAGTGTAATAATTTTAAATTTAGTTTTATAGTATCTATATTTCGTAAAATATTCAAGTAAAAATTATATTTATAAATTATAAGAAAACAAATCTACTCAATCTACTTTTTAAATTACCTAACCTACTAAATAAAATGACATCAATCAACCAAGAGCAAATAACACTAAAGGATATTATAAAACAATATAAAGAGTTTGATAGCTCAACAGCTAAAATTCTAGCAACTAAAAAAGCTATGCAAATTCAAGATATAAATCTACGTAATGAAATTTTAGAAGGTATTAATAAGAAATACTCAAGTAAAACTAAGATTATTGAAGAAGATGAAGAAGAAAATACAGAAGATATAAAACCAAAATTAGAATGGACTAAGGAAGAAATAGAAGAATATGACGTAATAAAACACTATAACAATAATTCTAGTTTTAATATAAATATAGAAGAAGAACGCAAAAAAATGGAGTTATACCAATATGACGATGATGATAATGTTATTAGAGATAAACAAGGCAGACCGATTCTAAAACAACAACCAAAAGAAGAATCAAAAGTAATTACTAAACCTATTATTAAAACTAAGTTTGTACAAATAGTAAAAACTGATATAATTGAAAGTGATGATGATATAGAAGATCATCAAAATAATATAGATAATAATTCTAGTTATTTAGATAGAGTAAATAAACTAATTGAAAATAATGAAAATACACGTAAAGAAATTAAAGATTTTAAAGATATATTTAATGATAAAGAATTTACTAAAAAACTACAACCACAAAATAAGACTGAAAAAGCATTTCAAGGCGGAATAAAGGGTGGAAATTGGCAAGTAATAAAACTAGAAGAAGAAAAACAACAATTAAATATTTTATAATACCAAGAAAGAGAAAAACTAAATAAAATGATAGAAACTAAAAATGAATATAAAGATAAATGCAAAAAACTACAAGAAGAACTAAATGAAAGTGCAAAGTATAAAGCATTTTATGATAAATATAATAAAAATAATAAAGTAGAAAGTTTTATTAATGATAATTATATTATTACTAATAACACTAAAGATAGACTAAAATGTATAAATGTTTATGAACAATATAGACTAATTGATAGTA